TCTTCATGTTCTTTTTTCTGAATACCTCCAAGTTTGTATGCCCATTTTTCAATACTGTGTCCACCCTCACGAGTTGGTCTAAAAAGTCTAGATAAAACATAAGTATCTATAATTTTTTTATCATATAAATCCACACCTAATAATTTTTTTATTACAGGAATGTCATACCCAATGATATTATGACCAATTAATGTGTCAGCTTTTTGAAGAAATGTCATACCATCCATGAGTGTATCTTCATAAAATTTATGTACATTATCGTCTTCATCGATAGCAACCACACACCAAATCTGAGTAGCCTCTTTTTTACTTTCGTCATTAGGCTTACAGACAAGTAAGCCATTTGCTTCGATGTCAAAAACTAATTCCATAAATTCTCCTAGAAAGGTATTATACTATCTTCTGTATCAGAATGCAAGAGTTCATCGTCTTCGTATTCAGATAATCTGCCTGTATCTTTATCATAAACAAGGGCAGTAGCCATACCAACATCACCTGTGTATCTAGATTTCAATACTCTAAGTCTTGTTGTTCTAGCTTCAAGCTCGTTCTCAGACTGCTGATTTCTTTCTAAAGCTATTACACAATCTGAGAGTTGGGCAATGCTGTTAGAACCTCTGAGGTGTGAAAGACTAACAGTGACACCATTCTCGTGTCCTTTATTACCATCGATTCTTCGTAGGTGTGAAACAAGAATTATTCCTGCACCTGTTTCTTCGACCATGCTTCTAAGCCTAGTCATAATATTATCAATGGCTCGTCTTTCATCACCCTCAGACATAGCACTCACCAGCATGTGCAAATGGTCTACAACAACCCACTTACAATCACAGCCGACTATAAGATATCTAAGTTTAGAAAAGATATCATCTAAATCATTGGTACCGAAGTGGGCATGAACAAACACTCTATCGTTTGCAAAGACTTTATCAAACATAGATATTAAAGTATCTTCCTGATATGTTTCTCTGACATTGTCTATATATAATCTAGCATTAGCTTCAATAGAAAGAATACCATCAACAGTTCGTCTCCAGTCCTCTTCAAGAGCTATAATGCCTACGTTGTCTGTGGTTTGATTTATTAACCAATGTTCTATTTCTCTTGTGATACTAGACTTACCAAGCCCTGTACCACCTGTAAGAGTTACTAACTCACCGGCTCTCAAACCTATAAGTTTTTTATTAAGACCTTCCCAAGGATAGGGAACGCTTGGTTTCTTCTCTCTGTTAAGAAAGTCTTTTTGTTTCTGCGATACTCTAATGATACCAGACGGTGTATACATCTGAGCATCCCACCAAGCTCTCGTAAAGTCTTGATGTTTGCCTTGCTTGAGCATGTCGTTGGCATCTTTGTAACCATTTGGAAGAGTTACTATCTTAGCCTTACGAGGTTTGAGAATAGAGGCTACCTTTTTAGCAGCCTCGATACCTTGCTTGTCTTTGTCAAAACATATAACAACATTCTCAAAACTTTCAACATATTCTATGTTTTCTTTTATGTCTTTGACTGCTGCTTGAGCACCACGCTTGATGGAAACGACAGCCCATTTGCTTCCAAGAAGTTCATAGGCTGCCATTGCATCACACTCTCCTTCGGTAATCGTTAAATACTTACCGCCTTCTTTGAAAAGGTTCTGACCAAATAATCCTGAACCCTGTATTGTTCCTTCAAATGCAAATCTTTTATCGTTTATGTATCTTATTTTGTTTGCACTTTGTTCGTTGTTTATATAGAAAGGATAGTGATGTTGTGCGATAGCACCATTAGCATCAAACACAACCTTAACCCCAAACTTTTCTGCTGTCTCTTTGGATATTCCTCTGTCAGTTAGCTTTGCAAATATACCACCATGAGCATTTATCTGCTTTGGTGGCTGTGTATTTTTACTGACATAATTTTCCATTGATGAAACTCCATTACTAAATTTTGGATAAAACCTATCGCAACTAAAACATTTAGCTGACCCATCTTTATTTACTGATAATGCATCACTGCTTCCACAATCAGGGCAGGGCAAGTGATATTTTACAAATTGTGTTTCCATAATTACTTCCTGTTAAAATAAAAAGGGCACCCAAGATAGAGTGCCCGTGGAGATAAATACAACGAGATTAGCTATCGTCACTTGAGGGTTCAGTGGTTTCGCTTTCCTCGTCTGTTTGCTCTACCTTTGCTTCATCACATTCCATTAGAAGTTGTTCTAAGTTAGCTCTGTGAGTTCTTGATGCAAAGTCAAGGGCTTCGATAACAACACTAAGGTTTCCAACTTTCTGCACGATTACTCCTGCTTCTTGTCTCTTAGCCTCGTCATCTATTTTATTGATGTCAAATAAAAATTCGCCATCATCATTCTTAATAGTTACTATCATTAGAACTCCTCCCCGTCACCGAATGGGTCTAACTCAGAACCATCCTGTGATTTCATAGGAACTAAATCTAGTACCTGCATAGCTTGAAAGTCCAAGCCTTTGAATGTTCCAAACTTATTTGAAGTTTCCCATTCATTGTATTGCACTTTCACAGTAGAACCATTGCCGATAATCTCGTCAATCTGTTCTTTGTCTTTGTTGAAAAGTTTAGGTGCTCGTCTGACCATTCCGTCAGGACCATTAACTTTTCTTTTTATAGTGATAGCCCTACCAACAGGTGTAGGATTACCACTCTCATCCTTGATGGATAAAGTTTTAACTCTGAAACCTCTGGCTTCAAAAGTATCTGCAACACTATCATCAACAACTAAGTCAACTGTGTATACAGGTTCATAGGTGGTATTAGGTGTTGTTACACTAGCCCAATACGCTTTTCCTTGTATTACTGCCATAAATTACCTCCTTGGTTTGGCATTTTTTGTGGAACTATTATAATCCAAGATGTTCTTTTTGTCAAGCAAAAATATCATTAAAATCTATGATACTATTTTCAGAAAGAGTAACGACAAAGTTATCATCTGTTTTTTGAACAGTGTAACTTACTTTATTACCATACATTTCTTCGTAGTTAGTATCAATGTACTGTATAAAAGTTCGATATTCATCCTTCGTAAGTTTTTTGATGTATTGATTTTGTTCTGCTATGTAATTCATAAGCCTCCTTACAATGTAAATTTAAATGGTATTTTACAACCGTTAATAGTCTGATTATCAAAGTCTATAGCATTGATGTATCTTGTCACAGCTTTTCTAGTATCTCTGTTAGAGCTACCTACAAATTCTAAATCAACTGGTTCGCCATTTACCAAGTCAAACTCAGCAGTAAATTCTAATGGTCTTGATAGATATACTTTGCCTAAAAAGTCAGCCATGTTTAAGTCTGTTTTAGGAACAGTACATCTTTTAGGTGGGATGTATTCGCTAATGAGGATAGGCTGAGTCGTTTCAACCGGCTCACTCACCCCAATAGATAAGATACCTTCGCCACCGTTACCAGTTGCAAGTGTGCCGGACAATTCTCCAAAACCTGCATTGACTCCAAGATTGTTTTCAACCACAGGTTCTTCAACAGACTTTTCAACAGGTGGATTTAAAAGTTCGTCTAACTCCTGCAATATGTCGTTAATTTCGCCAACAGAAGTACGGAATCTATCATCATTGCTATCAAGTCTAGCGTTAATCTCGTTGATAGATGTTCTCAAGCCTTGTAAAATAACATTGATGCTATCAAAGTTATAAGTCCTTGACTCAATCTTTTTATCAAGCTCTTGTAAAGTTTTCCTTATTCCTTGTAAACTTTTCTTATTTTCAGTAATGGTATCACCTATCTCGTAGGATGTTGATGTACCTATTACCAATAAGAAAATCCAAAGACCCCAAAGTAATATATTTTTTTTCATTTAGTCTCCTTTTAAAAATATTTGTTAAGCATTTCTAGCTTGTCATCGTACTCAGCTATGAGTGCTAGTTCTTTTTCAATTGTTTCAATTATATCAGGATGCTCTGCAACTCCTGATGGTTGTTCTAATAATACCTCTACATTAGCAACATGCTTGGCAATGTTTCCTCGTAAGTGTAGCCTAACGTTTTCTAGTAGTCTTAGTTTCATGCAACCTCCTTGTGTTGTGTAGTCCACCAATCAGGCTTACTACGATTTCGTTCCCACTTGGCGTAA